CGATAGCGGCAAAGACGCAACAATGCGTCGGTGGTATCTAACGCAGTTCAATCAGGAGTTTCAGAATTCGCTGACAGCCGACGGGTATTCTGCCGCGTTCTGGGTGAACGGGGGAACATATGGTGACAGCGTAAACCTTCAGGAGATGAGTAGCGGGGCAGCAAACTTGCATACTGGCAAGTTCCCCAATTTCATGGCTACAAACCCATTGGCTTTGAGGTCAAGGGATGTGAAGATGACGCATCGCAACATCTCCCGTATCGTGGAAGAGGGCGATGTTAGGGCTGCGGATTGGACTGGTGAGGCGGCTGACGAGCAGTTGATGGATGCGTTTGCTGATGCGGTTCCTGACCCGTCAAGTTACGAATCCATTACAGAAACACAGCAGTTCGGAAATGTAACGTGGCGGACCGTCAATCAGAATAAATCGGGGGACCAAGCACATCCGTTCTGGGACGCTATGGGTAACGACCTAGCGAATTCCAACTTAGAGAAGTCTCAATTTGAAATAGAGGAAATCCTTGAAGACGCATATCTAAATACTTATCAGACGGATTCGTCCTACGAACCTGAGACTCAACAGTGGATATATGAAAATGGGCTAGAGGGAGATGCGGTGGGGGGGCAACCTTCCGACATGATAGACGGTCCCGACCTTGCCGTAATGACAGCGGTGCAACAAGCACAAGGGGGTTCCCCTCTTGGCGACACCACGTTCATTGATTCTGCTGCGTTCTTCGAATGGTTCCAAGAAATATCTGAGATGCCCAAACGGACTGTGGGCAGCAACAAGTCGCCAGAGGATCTTCTACAACAGTTGGTTGAACGGCGCGCCGAACTCGTCGCAGACCAGCAACTCGCCACTCAGGCTTATGTTGAAACCGCAGGCCAGATGCTTTCTGAGATGGAACTCAAGGCGGCTAGGGAAGCGATTGAACGTGGAACACCTCCTGATTCGTGGGTTGCCGATCTAGCGGACACTGAAAGGTGGCTTGTCAGTAGCGGCATGGATGAGAAGCAGCGTCAGATCGACGAGGCTTTGGACATGCTGGATCGTTTGGGTGCCCCGGTCGATACTCCGTTGGAGGATCTACCGGATGATTTGATTGAGTTGCGGTTGGCTGTAGGCGCTCTCATTGAGGGTGACAACGCGATGTTGAACCTTGCGTTGGATGAGTTCCAACGCGGCGCTGAGGGGTGGACTGATCTGGTGTCGAAGTTGCCTGACCAGAAGTTGGGCGATCTTCATAAGGTGCCGCAAGCGGAGGAAATGGTTGAGGACATTTTCTTCTCTGGGATGAAATCGTTTGGTCGCTTACAGGGCAATGAGACTCTGGTTGATTCGATGCTTGCGACTGAGATGTTTGCTGCGCGTGGTGGCGCTGCGGGGTTCTTGAGCAAGTACGACAAGTTGCATAATCTTTTGCGTGCTTACATGATTGCGAAGCCGGGGTTTCACGGGCGCAACTTCCTGTCTGGTGCGTTTATGAATCATCTTGCTGGTATGGATTGGTCTAGTTACCGCAAGTTCATGCGTGCGTATTGGAAGTATCAGGAGGAAGAGGCGGTTTCTGCGGGGTTGACGAAGAAGGCTGCGCGGATGCGTAAGGCGATGCGTGGTCGGATGATTGATCCGGGGAATGTAAACAAAGCGGATGTGGAGATTGTTAGGGAGTTGGCGCGGACGGGGAGTTTGGGTTCTGCTTCTGGTCAGGTTGCTTCTGAGTTTGTGGAGTCTTCCGGTCGCGGGATATTGGCTCGCCGGTTGGCGCCGAACGCCAACGTCCGTATCGGTGGGAAGGAAGTCAACATCGTTGATGCCATCAACCCGATGAATACACGCAACGCTCCGTTGCGTTTGTCTAAGAATTTCGGTATGGCAACTGAGACTTTCTTGCGTGGGTCGCTTGGTTTCGACACGTTGAAGAAGGGCGGCAACGCCAGCGAAGCGTTCGACAACATCATGAAGTTCCATTTCGATTACGACGATCTGTCGGACTTTGAACGCAACGTCGTGAAGCGGGTGGTTCCGTTCTATACGTGGACTCGTAAGAACATGCCTTTGATGATGGAACAGTTTGCGCGCCAACCGGAGGTGTTCAACCGGTACGTGAGTTTGAAGAAGGAAGTTGAACTCATGTCGAAGGACGATGAGGGGGGTGTCACTCCGCGTTGGATGCAACGTCAGGGCGCTATCCGTTTGCCGTGGAAGTATGAGGGTGAGAACATGATGATCTTGCCTGACATGCCGTTCAAGGCTCCGCTTGAACTGCTTGATCCTGCGCTTGCTTTCGATAAAGACCTTGGGATCATGGAGCGTGCGGAGATTGCGTTGGGAACGATTGGTACACAGTTGACGCCGATCATCAAGGCGCCTTACGAGTGGAAGGCGAAGCAGAATCTTTGGAAGGGTTACAGTTTCGATGGTCGCCCGGAGCCTGTACCGACTGCGTATTCGATGATTCCCGGCATGATGAATGGCTTGCAGATACTTGGTATCGCTTCAAAGAATTACGAGGGTGACTGGGTGATGCCAGACCATGCGTTGCATGGCATGGCACAGTTGTTGCCTACGTTCACGGATTATCGGCGGTTGTTCCCTGATGAAGAGAAGTATCAGCAGCGCTCTGTGAGCAATTGGATTTCTTGGTTTGCTGGTATTGGGTTGCGAACGAACACGAAGTGGGAGCAGCAGCAGGAGATTATTTCTCGCCAGTACGACATGCGGGAAGAGCGTGCGCAGGAGCGGGCGTTGAGAAGGTCGCATTTGTAGCGAGGGACAAAGTAGTCTTAGGGTATGGACTACATCTCGCGCGAGGAATGGGGGGCCATCGACACTGGGAAGCGTTTACACGGCTTCTGGCGTCCGGTGCAAGGGATTGTCGCCCATCACACGACGGGGCCGTCACACAGCCCGTGGGACCGTGTGAGAGGACACGACAGGTACCATGTGGAATCCCGTGGGTGGGATTCCATCGCCTACAACTGGCTGGTATCTGGTGAAACGGGTGAGATATTTGAGGGACGCGGGTGGAAGCGTGGCGCTGCCACCCGTGGTTGGAACTCCAAGTCTATTTCTGTTGCGTACATTGGAGATACCGATGATGCGTTCACAGAATCCGGTAAGAATGCGTTTCTTACCGTCGTCGGGGCAATTAGGGAACAGTATGGTGACCACCTGTGGGTACGGTGCCATAAGGATTTCTCGTCTACGACATGCCCCGGCGAGAAACTGACAGCGTGGGTCCAAGAAGGGACGCCTGCTGGCGACAAGCCAGCGAACGTGGCTGTCGATTGGAATGGGATTGTCCGCTACATTCTGGAGGCGGGACAAAGCGCCCTTCCTATTAGGAGGGGTTCTAAAGGTAAGTGGGTTGCGCTAGCGCAGAAGCGTTTGAATGACAGGGGCGCGAACCTAAAGGTCGATGGCATTTACGGAGCGAAGTCTCGGAATGCCTGCAAAGAATGGCAATCCCAGTTCGCTTTGAAAGCGAACGGGGTCATTGATTCAGACACATGGAAGGTGTTGTGGACAGCATGATGGATATTATGGAACGCTCTGGTTGGACTTTCGTTCAGGCTTTTCTAGCCGTGTTCGTGATCGGAGATCAGGGAACTTTGAAGGTAGCGTTGATAGCGGGTGCGGCTGCGGCCCTTTCGGTCGTGAAGGGTTACGCAAAGGATCGCCTCGGCTGATGTCAGGGGAGCCTGTAGACGCGGCGTTTGCCAAATGGCATGACGAGTACGGCTATATGGCTACCGAAATCTATAAAGAGATTCGAAAGACTTCGCACCTGTTGGACATAACCGACGGGAATCACGCCAAGTGGAACGAATCCGATCTGGGTGTGCTGATCGTTCTTCCTTACGAACGCGCTATGGCGTTCGCTGCGGAAAATATCGTCGGTGATTTCGACGACAGCCCAGTCCACAACTACGTATTCTCCACCCTGACTGCCCTCATCATGGGCAGCATGGATGCTTTAGACGAGTTGGATTACGACTGATTCGCTGCCATCGGCAGATTCCAAAGGCCGTATTCCCACATCATACCGATGACGGAATAGCCGACCAGATCCACAAACGAATCCGCTAAGGATTCGTTACTGGGTTCATCCGTTCGATTCACTAGATTCTCTATGCGTGCGATCTTGTCGTGCATCCGCACCAAGATTCCGTCACGCCCAAACCGGCTGATGTTCTCGTAGCCGTAGTCGTTTTGCTTGCGCCCAAGCAGCGGAAGTATGGACTCTGCTGTCAACGCAACGCACGCACCAGTGCTGTAGGCGGCAAGCATCGTCGCGCTCGCAAGGCTCTTGAACCATTCCCAAGCAGGCCCGTCGTCAGACCCGTACCATTGCTCCGTCAGCCCGTCGTATTCTTCACGCAGGCTGACGAGCCAGTCCGTGGAACTACTCCACGACGGATGCGACTGGATTGCTTCAAGCCGCGAATGATGGGCCTTGTCTATTTGCCAAGCGCAAAGCCCGGCTGCGCTTTCCCAAGTCTTCGGCTGGATAAGAGGAACTTCATTCTCCACGTAAATACCTCCTGATTGTCGGATCATTTGCTAGATATGTTTTCAATTTGTGCAACAACGCATCACGTTTTCTGGCGACAGTTGTCTTCGGCATTCCTAATACAAACTCAACTTGACGCAGGCTCATCTTCTCAAAAAGCAGGGCGTTGAGTAACCATTGTTCCCAATCTTCCAAATGATTTAGTGCGTTCAACACTATTTCTTGGAGTTCAGCCTGCTCGTCCTTGGAGGTGAGCGGCTCGTCGGGACCGGCCCGCTGCAACGCCTCCATCGGCGTTGCTGGTAACTGACTGTGATTTCCGTAGCGTTGAGAAAGAGAAACTAACGCTATGGGGTCAAAGGAATACTCACGTTTTGCCATCAGTGTCAGTGTAAGTCATGGGTGCGTTGAGGAACTCTTCAGCGATCACGCGAGTATCTTCGCTGTAACCCGAAGGCTCACCCTTCTCCCATGCTTCGTCGTGGTCGATCCACCCTAAGATTTCAACTGCCCGGAACTCAGGTGCAACAGGCTTCACCACAAACAGGGTCAATCCCTTGTCTAACTGGCGCTGCCTCACGGCTGCGCTGGTACTGGTCCTCACCCGACGCAC